CCCTGTCAATCAATTACCTTAAAAAACTTATGTCTTGTCCACGGTTGTTCTTGATTCTTATCTGAGTACCCATGATGGTCTTGGGTCACACACAAACGTTTTGAAATTACCTGTGTGGTCGGTGTAGGTATGCCAGTCTTGTGTCTATCCGGTTCGTTGAAGTAAACTCCAATGTCGCGACCAACACCTATTGTATCACATTCGTTCCAAGGATGCAAGGCGGTATTGCGTATTCCGTAATAATTAACATCCGGACGATGCAGATAGTCTGTGCTATATGTTCTGAAAAGACGTTGTAGAACACAGTAAGGTCCACAGTTAATCGGAAAATTGTTCTGAGTCATCATGTGGTGGGACCAGTGTGCGAAACTCCTGTCCATGCAGTACATACCCATGAACAGTCCTATATTCGCGTAGAGCGTGTTCTCTGCGTACTCAGAGAGTAGTTTGAACGATTCGTATCTCTCTTCGAGTAACCAAGTGTCATGTTCCATGATCCAGAACTTTTCGTCTGACTGACCTTGTTGTCTCATGAGTTCCCAGTGAGAACACATCCCTGCCTTCTCTGTAGGTGAGTGGTCATCTTTCGTATTGGGAGAGTTCAAGTCTAATGTCATCAGACTCTTAGACCATTTATACTTATTTACGTGAGACTGAAAGTCTTCGGATTGAGGTGTTATCGCATCGAAGGTTTCGATGGAGTCGATGTAACCATCGTCGATGGCACGTTGGAAAGAACGTTGAGAGAGATAGGCATACTCCTCAGACCGTTCATCACCTTTCATTACAATTTGTATCGCTTTCATATATTGACCATAAAAAAAAGGGGGATTTAACTCCCCCTTATTTATGTGTTTAGACTAATGGTTTTAGACAGATAAACATGGTATAAACCACACCTACTACCGCAAAAGTCAGACTCACATCTTCAAATCTAAAATACCTGTTATAAGGACTTCTTAGATGACGTGAAACTTTCTTCTGTTGCATTTACGTTCTCCTCGTTTAATAGTTGAGGACTCAATGTTTGAGACCCGTTGATTTCAACTTTACGAGGCCGCTGAGAATCAGGGATTATTACCTCCAATTGGATGGCAAGTAACCCGTTCCTGAAATCAGCTCCCATTACTTCAACATACTCCGACATGCGGAATTGTCTTTCGAACTTCTTCGTTGATATTCCTTTATGGATGTAATCTCGATCCGAATCTTTTATCTGTCCTCTAATGGTCAGTGTTCGGTTCTTTACTTCGATTTCGAGTTCGTCTTCGGCAAAACCGGCGACGGCTAACTCGATTAGGTATTGATCCTCACCCGTCTTTAATATATTGTGCGGAGGGAATGTGTCACCAGAGTTTCTTGAGATTCGATCTAATTCATCAATCATGGTATCAAAACCAACGAATGCTGAACGTGGAAACAATTGCTTTGCTGTTAATGTCATGCTGTGACTCCTAAATAATTAGCAAGTTTATTATGGATACCCGACCATTCGGCATATCCGGTACTATATATACAAGTTGTGAGAATAAAAGTAACAAAAGTGTTACTATTTTAAGTTATCTTCGTTATCAATATTAATTATGGGCAACGAAGCATCGACCAACACTACCTTCTCACTTTCGATAATGTGGATTACTTCTAAAGTAAGTTCTATATCTCTCTGTATGTAAGATATCTTAGACTCACACTCTTCAAGATGTTTACGATAGAATTCTAATTCTTTTTCTTTTTCTACTTTCTTTGCACTTATCTCGGCAAGAGATACCACATTGTTCTTTTTGCCAGACATAACTAGTCCTTAGTAGTACATTGATGGATCTGGAGTTCCTTCTATTCCAAATGAAAATGATACACGAGATTCCCTAGGGAATACTTGATGATGAGTTGAACGTGGTAAGTAAACATACATACCCGGTTCAAAGTCAAACGGTTCATTATCGTTTATGCCTTCCACCTTTAGACCGACAGTACTAATAACCTGAACTAAGAACACATCCATAGCATCTTTGTGCCATGGATAAGAACCACTTGCACGACCAAAACCACTAAACGCAATGTTAGTGATTTTGTTCTGGTGCAGTGTGAACACATCTTGTAACTCTGTATAGATGTTCTTCGCAAACTCTGGTGAACTACCACGAGTATGGAAGTTGTTCAAACCTATACGCATCTTATCTGAGTTTCTGTCGTATAGGTCATTTGGATGCGAGTCCATCATTTGCATGAACTCGTTCCAATTGTAAGTCTCTTTCATATCAAACGGAAGTTTGCCTACGAACGGAGTCTTGGTGCGAATATTATCTTCACGATTATCAAAAATATCATAACAAATTTCTGACATTAACTATTTCCAATATTATATTTTGGTTGTAGTGTCCACTCAGACTTATCTCGAAATGAGATAATTTTGATTTGTCTCATTGGAGCACAATCACGTGCAACTTCTTTATTCACGATTCCAACTAATCCCCAGTCTGCAAGCAGAGTGGCGATAGTGTTACGTCTTTCCATATCAGACGTTTCTAAGTTTGACTTCTTACCATCCAACAAGAATAGTTCTTTAAAATGAACGATAAAGTACCTACCCTGTTTATGCAAGATATGGCACGATTGGTATAGAGTATTGTCTCTCCGAGACGCAACACCTATACGTGTTAATGTTTCTCTGACTTTTAGAAAGTCATCCGGTTCGGACAGACTGATCTCTAGCATCATGTCCGAATTCCATTGGACTAAGTTATTCTCTTCCACCTTTTGCTACCTTTAGTTTGATAGTTTTTATTTGTGATTCCGTTAAGAGTCCTATGACTTGTTTCGCCTTCTGTTCACTGTAACCAAAATACTCCTTGATACATTCCATGTCGGCTCTTTGATCAGGTTTGTCCCATTTAGAGAATCGTTTCCTTTTCCGTATAATATTTATAAGAAAATCGTATTGCATCTTAACATCTAAGTGATGTAATCTGTTCATTTCATTGGACATAAACACCGTGTCCGGAAAATAAGACAGAGACCTATTAACAACAAACCCATTATAGTGCTTGGTATTATCTTGGTCTTGATCAATAAGATTGACTTTAGTGTCATTTATACTTTTCAGAAAGTCAAATGGACTCATGGTTTTATTTCCACGTTTGCCATGACTTCGGTCATACATGCGACAAGATTCAGTTCGTGGTCAGCAACAAACGCATTCTTGTACTGGTAATCCGCAAGGATAAGAACCAACTGGGGAATACTGTTTGGTGCGACGTGGTCATACATTTTATCATAAACACCACGGAAGATTGACGCCGGTTCAACATCGATGTTGTTTACTACCCACGATCGCATCTTCTTGAAGTTCTTCTCACGAATTGCACTGAACAATTGAGAGTAAGTATCGGAGATATCCGCACTTACACTATTAGAGACATTGAGTGTCCCAGAGACAGACCCCTTCTGACACTCATTAAGAACACGTCTCCAATCTGGTGCATGTTTCATGATGATGTTGGCCAATACGTTTTTATCGTACTCCACACCCTCTTGTTGCAAGATTCCTTGGAGACGCTGCATGAACCCACCACATAGCGAGGTCATAGTTTTCTTGTTGAAGTTAAAGGCGTATTTAGAACACCTTGAATGTAGTGGTTCGATGATACGGTTCTCAAAGTTACACGTCATGATGAAACGACAGTTGTTCGAGAACTCTTCGATAAACCCACGGAGAGCGGGTTGCGTCGATTGGGGGTTTAGATAGTCTGCCTCATCTAGGATGACCACCTTGTAACCACCGGACAAAGACACTGACGACGCGAACTGTTTGATCTTACCTCGCAGGGTGTCGATGTTACCTTCTTCCGACCCGTTGATGACAATATAGTCTAGGTCAAGTTCCTCACAGATGGCACGTGCCACCGTGGTCTTACCAGTACCAGCAGTACCAGTAAACATCATGTTGAGGATTTCACCACCATCCACGATGTTTTGAAATGTTTGTTTTAGGTCATCCGGAAGGATTGTTTCGGAAACTTTCTTCGGACGATACTTTTCAACCCACAAAAACTCATTGCTCATTACAACTCCATAATATAAATTAACTTTCAATAGGGTATATTATACTACAAAACCCCTCTCATGTAAACTATCTGTAGACAATTATTTATAAAAATTATCAGTTACAGACTGATGTTTTTTTTTCTATTGATGTGATAAAATTTGGTGATTTTAAGAAATGGAGCTCGGAACAGGAGTCGAACCTGCGACCTGCTGATTACAAGTCAGCTGCTCTACCAACTGAGCTATCCGAGCATTTCTTACTATGTATATATGTATACTGAAAAGGTCGGTCTCTTGAATCAATTAATTCATAATATAAAGTTTAATCAATTCGAATCATATCCTAGGGCAAAGACATTATGACTCAAGAGACCGAAAGGGGTTACTTCTTCTTAGATTTAGAAGATTTGTTAGCTGCGATTTCTTCTTCTGCGAATGCCTTTGCGACAGTCTCATAGAGGGCAACAACTTGGATTGCTTGGTCTCGTAGTTGACCTACGGTAGTTAATTCTTCACCTTTGAAACCACCACGTGTAACAACGGTATCAACTACCGCAATACAAGAACGTGCAACACGGTTCGATAGGTCATTTAGGGTTTTTTGTTCTTCAGTCATGTTATGCTCCGTAAGTTGATGACTTTTCAAGTGCAATAAAGTATTGCGTTTCTGAAGTAGTTGATTTGAAGTGTGATATTAGTTTCGTGGAGACATCGACCTGATAATCTTCACCCATCAACTTCATATTAGATACACCCATAATAAAATTGAAATCGGTACCTTCAGGGAATTGACCTTCAACTAATATAGAGTACGAGTTAGACGTGGAATCATTGGTGTCTACAACTGCAATCTCAATAGAATTTCCGTTTGGACGGATAGAGATATTGTCGTATCCAAGTGCAGATGACGCACGTTTAATCTTGCTTAGAGTTTCGTTGGTAAGCAAGAACTTGACTTCACACTCAGGCATAACGATATCTTTCTTAGGTGCAGAAAGCATCTCAGGGTCAGAGTAGAAGTATTTTACAGATGATAAACCACTGCCGTCTGATACGGTACAGAAGTTTTCTCCGAAAGTAATTGATGGACGATCCACCAAAGACAACACAGACAAGAACTCAGAGAGGTCATAGATACCGAAAGTATTCGGGAAACTCTCGTCAATCTCAGCACGAGATACGATGTTCTTTGCGATAGACATAGTCTTCAAGACGTTACCGCCATTGACTACAATATTTGGATTGATAGTCGAGAAGTTACGCAGTATCTCGACCGTGCGACTAGATAGTTCCATTGTTTCTTTCCTCAGTTAATATGGTGACCATTATATAACATTTGTGACCGTCTGTCAAGTGCTTTCTCTCATTCGACTAAAGTTTTTGTCTTTGATGAATGTCAACTTACGTTCGAAGTGAGCATCCTCAAGTTCAGTCTTATGGGAGATAACAAAGACATTAGTGTCTTCTTTCAACGTGTCAATAATCTTCATAAGGTTATCAACACCCTCACCGTCCAACGAAGAGTCGAACGTTTCATCTAGTATCAACAAATTAGTAGATACCGAATTCTTCATCTTGGCAATCTGTCGCCAAGTAAATAACAGGGACAAATCGATACGTTGTTTCTCACCTTCGGAGAAAGAATCGTATGAGAATGTGTCACGATAGCGTGACCGGATGGTCTCACTAAAACTATCGTCCAACTCAAAGTGGACAAAGAAATCTAGAATCTGTAAGTACTTGTTGGTCAACTCATTGATGACCGGCACGTACTGTCGAATGATTTTAGTCTTGATTCCGGTGTCTCGTAGTAACTCACTTGCAATACGGTTGTAAGATGCCTTCTCATTCAGAACAAACTTCTCATCTGTCCTTTCGTGTAATTCGGAATCCAGTGTCGTTAGATCTGTATTTGCCTGACCCATATCACCATGAGACTCTGTCATGTCTTGTAGGTCTTGTTGTATTTTACCGACAGACCGTTGCAGACGACTAATAGTCTGATTGTTATTGTTTAAAGTATTCTGATCTGCAAGACAGCTAGACATCTGTTCCTCTAGGGTCGTTATCTCTGTCTGGTACTGTTTCTGTTGTTCCTCCGCCTTATCCATTGCAGACTTCAGTTCTTTTGCCTTAGAGGTTGCAGCCTCCTTCTTACTCTTACGTAAGTCCTCTGCGATGTCTTGGTCACACGTAGGACAGTGTTCATTATCGTCAAAGAACTTTGCCTCTTTGACCACAGACTTCACTTGTGTCTTGAACTGTGCATAATATTCATCCAACTTACTCTTATTGGCACGAATACTGTTTAGACTCTCCGTGATAGTCGGTAACAAAGTGTTAACCGTCTCAGATAAAGTACTGTTCACCGCATTGAGTTCACCTATCTCTGTCTGGAGTTCTGAGATATCACTCTCTTTATCCTTACGCTGTTGAGTATTGATAGCAGTTAGATCACGGATATACTTCTTCTGTGCATTGATCTTAGTCTTAACCACTTCAATAGAATGGGTGTTGTTCTCAAGTTCGCCTTTTAGGAGAGAGGTTTTCTCCTTGAGTAACATATTCATCTTGGAGAAGATGTTAATGTCAAGGAGGTCTTCTATCACGTCACGTCGAGAGGTTGAGTTGAGTTGCATGAATGGGACAAAAGACGACGAACCTAGAACAACAATCTGGTGGAAACTCTTGTGAGACATCTGAAAGACGTTCTTCTCAAGAATATCCTGATACTCTCGTGCGTGAGAATTCTGGTTGATCATACTACCATCTTTCCAGATTTCAAACTTAGCAGGCTTAATGCCTCGCACCACACGATACTGCACCGCATTGACACTGAAAGTAACCTCAGTCACACAACCTTTATTATTAATTGTGTTGACCAATTGATTCTTAGTAATCTTACGGTGTGCTTTACCAAACAATGCAAAAGACAGTGCGTCAAGCATTGTAGACTTACCAGCACCGTTCTCACCAACAATCAAGTTAGTGGAACTGTCTAGGAAGTTTATTTCATTATAATAGTCACCCGTCGAAAGAAAGTTCTTCCAACGTAGGGTTTCAAATTTAATCATGCAATTTCGACACTCTGTGCTTCAATCATTAGTTCGGATACTACAGCCTTAATACGTTCTTTGTCTAAGTCTGTTTCTACTTCTTGGATATAATTATACACTAAAGTTTCGGTGTCGTCAATAGTTATATCAGAATCCGATACATTTTCTCCACGGAATTCTTTGAAGTCTTCGGCAATCTTTAGTTCATGAATCTTCTGTGACTGGATCTTATCAACATATCTCTCGAACTTTTGCATATCAGAACGGTTAGAGACAATCAACTTAACAAACTTACCATTCAGATACGACATGTCTTCGAAGTAATTAATAGTATCTTCATTATAATATATCTTATGGAACAGGGTGACCTTATTCTGCACTGGGGTCATCTCACGCGTTTCAGTGTCGTAGATGTGGAAGTATTTGGGGTCGTGTGCATCGTTCCAGAAAAACTCCATCTGCGAGCCTAGGTAAGTGATATTACCCTTACTAGATTTAGTGTGGAAGTGTCCAGACAACACAGTTTCAAAACGTTCTAGAGGTTTAGGATCCATGCCAGTGTGACAGACAATACCCTTGTCCATCTCAAATCCTGCGAGTTCAAAGTGGCCACCGATGACATCCGCACCACAGTTGTCTAAGAAAGTAAGAATCTCTTTCTCATTCTCAGGACAAATCCAAGGGACAAGACCGAACTTGACACCACCATAATCACGGACGATAGGATCCATGAGGATATCAACCTCATTGATATAGTGACCCATCAACTCCTTGAGAGAGTTCAACTCGATGGTGTTTTTGAAATAAACGTCGTGGTTGCCGGGAATGATATCCATGTGCATGTTGTACTCACGGAGTTTATCCAAGAATATCTGTCGGTTGTGGTTCAACGCTTTGAGGTTGATAGTCTTACGGTTATCATAGTAGTCACCCAGATGTAGAATCTGAGTAATACCATGTTCTTTCAGATAGGGAAAGAACTCTTCACTATAGAATCGTTCTTGGTAATCCATAAAGATATCAGAAGAATTACGACATCCGCAGTGGGTGTCGTTAAGTATTGCTATTTTCATAAATGACTCAACTCAATTTATATGACGACTATTATACTATAATAAAAGGTGTCTGTCAAGTCATTATTCGATAAAGTCCGATAGGTCCGAGTCTACGTATACGGCACGTCTTTTTCTTTGCTTTTCTTCTTTCACATACTCTTTAAATTCAGTATCCGCAGTTTTAACAACATCAATTCGTTGTCGCAAGGTGTCTATAAAAGGAGAAGTTTGGTGTTGAAACATTCCATCCTCGTCATCACCCATGAAAGCACCGATATCTGCTTCGGCAATATACTTCATCTTGATGTCTTGTTGTTTCTTTTCTTTTTGAATACGACGGAGAAATGCATACCATGATATCTGTGTGAAGTACGCAAACGCATTTGGTTTACCAGAACGCGTGGCTGCTTCAATATCATAGTTTTCAATTGCTTTAAGACAGTTCTCTACTGCGTCCATTACCATCTCTTCACGATAGGTATAACGAACAAAGTTTGCTTTATGAGATAACCCTTCCGCAATCTTTAAAAAACAAGTAGCGATATAGTTAGTAACTATAGGGTGATCCTTACCATTTTCCTTTGCTTCCTGTACTGAAGTGCAGTAATCAACTACTGCGTTTGAGAAGTCTTTGTTACTTACGTAATGCGGTTTTTCTTTAGGTTTCATAATATACCACTCATTTGATTTAGTACGTATTATACCAAAATATTACTGGTTTGTCAATTGGTTACTATCAATTACTCGTTTTCTTAGGTCGCTAGATGAAAACCTGTGAGATCTTTCATTGAAGTATAACTGTATACCACGTTTACGGCAAATATCTTTTCCTGTAAAATCTAAATCTCGATACTCTTCACCCATGATACGCAAGTCTATTTGGTACATAGCAAGAATATCTTCTAAGTCTTGTTCAGTCACATAAGGGATGATTTCGTCGACATACCCCACAGCGTTCAACTGAGTGTATCGTTCGACAATTGATTGTACTGGGGGATTTTTAAAAGATCGGTCTAGTGATGGGTCTACCTGTAGTCCACAGATGAGATAGTCACAATGTGCTTTCGCATCTCGTAACATAGCGACATGACCCGCATGAAGAAGGTCGAATGATGAACAAGTGAATCCTACTACCATAACGTTTTATGTTGTTTAACTAACATTTCTAATGCTTGTTCAGTAGTAATGTCCAAATTGTAATGAGTAGAGATAAACCCTGCATAGTCTTCAAACCTAGGAGACATTCCAAGTTCTTCTCTCTTTTTTACCTGAACGGCATATCCCTCGACCTCAGAACGAAGTCGATATTTCTTATTGAATTGATACCATAAACCATGAGTACCAAAAGTTCTCCAGAACTGACGTACGTGTACCTTCTCGTGTTCTATGAGAGGGATGTTATCCTTGTATGCTGGACGCACGAAGATAATGAATCCGAAGACGAACGCTGCGAACCTTTTGGGTATGAAAGTGCTTATAGGAATTATGATATATGGATACATTTTTTTCACTCACGCTTGACAGATCTTGTTTTATAGTGTATAATCTATTAACCCCCAGAGGGGAATATATACAGATTAATTCATTAACATTCCGTTGACATCAGAATCAAAATCTTTATTTTCAGTAGATTCTTTTTTCATCTCGTCTAGCCAGTCATTCAAAGACTTAGGAGTTTCCTCGAAGTCATCAATGAATTCATCATTTTCTAACTCTTCCATATATTTAGACATCTCTTTAAGTGCAATATTATACTGACCCACCATCTCTTTGGTAGGTATTGCTAATGACATAATTTTATCAGTGAATATAATAATACAATTTGAAGGAGTATCTTGATAAACCATATATGTTTTAAACGTAAAGAATTTTTCACCACTCTTCAATGTGTTCTGCATCAAACTCATTGCATTGTTTACTACTATAGACTCTGGTGACTCATCTAATACTTCACAGATAAGTTCTTCACCTGTCACTAATTTCAAATGTCTAACCGAAGAACTCATCTTCATCCTTTTCTACTCTTATAGGTTTTAGGTCAATTGGGTAAATCTTATATTTAAACCCTTCTTTAGTATATATCTTAATCCTTTCAGCGCTATGTTTCAAAGTAAAATTCTTATGAGACTTGACATGTAGATCATCAGCGATATCAATAAGCCTAGTAGTCCTACCGTCGTCAGACTGACGAAGACCACGACCAATTGATTGGAGGACTTTAACTTGGGACTTGGATGGAGTCGCAAATACAATATTATGGAGATTGCGGATGTTGATGCCAGTGCTGAAAGTGCCAAGAGAGGCAACAATAATAGCGTCATTTTCTTTTTCTACAATACCTCTTATCTGTTCACGATCAGTAACATCTACTTCACCAGAAACATAAAACACTTTACGTCCCTCCGATGCCATAGATTTGATCATCTCATGTAATACTTTACCATGTTTCTCAACAAACTGAAACATCACCAAGGTATTACCCTTTTGGTCTAACGCAATCTTACTTATAAACTTATTACGTGGTTCATATGTAACAATATAATCAAGTTCTTCTTGGTAGTTCTTATCTCTCATCATATTACAGATATCATTATGATACCTTAATAATAGAATTGAGATATCCAACTCCGCAAGTTGTTTATTCTTTTGCAATTCCACGGTGCGTGTCACCGTAAATGTCGGACCGAATAAACCTTCTAACACCAACTTGTTAGTTTCAGTACCATCCAGTGTTCCTGTGAGACCGAATCTGTACTGTGCTTCTGTGCATTTGTCCATCATCGTAGAGAGAGACTTTGCTTTGAAAAGATGTACTTCATCCCCAAAGACAGTATTGAACTGTTCGAACCACTCCTTACCAAACTTATAGATTGACTGCCACGTAGAGATTATTACACGTTTGTCAGTAACCTTTTCTTTACCAGAGTATATCTTATGACAGAACTCATCCGCATCATAACCGTAGTCAGCAAAGTCCTTGTACATTTGTTCTACCAAAGAGGTAGTTGGGACGATGACCAATATCTTCCCCTTGGTCACTTCATAACAATACCGCAGAAGGTTGTAAATAATAAAGGATTTACCACTACCCGTAGGACTCAACAGAAGACAACGTCTGTTCTCGACTCCGTGTGCGATAGCTTTGTATTGATAGTCTCTGGGTTTGAAAGGAACGTCTAGAACCGACAAGAAGTCAATCAGGGCAGGGTGGTCTATGTCTTCCTTGAAGGAGGGTATTCCATAGACCTCGTGTTCGAGTATCTCCAACTGATAAAAACGATCTGCACAGAAACGACGTAGATGTGTGTAGAGACCTACATTCATTTGTTTTGAAACCATGTTGTACAGTTTCACCTTTCCGTCCCAGTGTCGAGACTTGAATGCTGGCATAAATTTATAGCCAGGCACGAAGAAAGAGAAGTATTCCCTCAACTCTTGTTCTTGTGCTGGATGGGCCTCAACCATGAAATGGGAGTGGTCTTTCATCCTTATTCGTATCTTGTTATCCACCGGCTTCGAACTTTCTCCAATCAATCATATTTTTCACTGTCTGGTGTCTCCACTTCAGAGTGTCAACTATATTACTTAGAGTTTCGATAAGTGTCTTGTGGTAAAGAACTTTCTCTTCAGACTTTTGAATCTCAGGGTCAGAGTCGTAGTAGTATTCAAGTTCCCCTTTCAACATACGAAGACCATTGAAGGGGTCTAAGTCCCATCCAGTAGAAACTATCTCCTCTTGAGACATCTTGCCGTTGTAGTATAAGAACTTTTGTTTGAGTAACGTTTTCTGGTTGTTTTCAGAACGTTTGAGTTGTAACTTCGCGAGTGCTAGATACTGCAAATACTTTGCATGTAGTGATGGAGTTTGTCGAGAGACTTCGTCCAGTTGGTGTTGTGAAATTTCACAGTCTTTCTGCCACTCAGTAAGAATGGATTCTAAATCAATCATATAAAAACCTTTTCATGTAAGGTATATATTATAACACTAAGTCGTTATAAAGTCAATGCAATCTTGCCAGTAATCTTCGTCATGTCCTAGAACATAACTCAAAGTCATCCTATAACAGTCTGTCTTTGCAACATGATATACCACATCTCCGGAACCATACGCACCAAAATGTCCAGCTTTGAGATTCCATCCCTTCTCGTCTTGGATTGTTATAACCTCTTGAGTCTTAGGATCAACATACTTGAACCATCCTTCACCATGTTCTGACCAAGTGAATATTAGATTGTATGCAGATGCATTTGCATTATTATGCCAACCAATAAACCCTTGGGGTGGGTATAACGTAGAAAGGGCACTATGTTGTACACCCAGTTCTTCGGTCAAAGACGCATTTAAATTATGCCAAGTCTTTGCGTACTCTTCTGGGTGTGTGCCCTTGTAGTGGTCTGGTTTGATAGGATAACATACCGAAGTGGATGCAGAACCGTCATGGTCTTCTCCCATGTCGATGATTCTCCACATTTCATCTTCACCAGTATAGTGATCTGCCATACCCTCCATCTCTGGAAACATGCATCGATTGGTTTCCTCTGGTTGATATAGTTCACGGTAAGTATACCGGAAGTCTTCGAGAATACTCAAAACATCTGCATTCTTGATGGTGTATTTCTTGA